TATTTCATTACAACAAGCAGCGGAGTTGGTGACTTTCCATCGTATACTACCGCGCCACCCAACGTATCCTGAAGAAATAAAACGCAAAGGAGTTAAAAACCCATATGCGTATTCCTTAGTTTGGACTGTACGTGTAACACGCTCAGTTCCCAAATCGGATTTTCGGGTATAACCTGGTTCAATGGGTATTGCGGGTCGCTGAATAGCTACAGCTCCATTATCAGTACCCGTAGGGGCAATAGAAACATTAACAAGCTCACTCATCGTAAATCGCTTGAGAAGAGTTCTAAAAGATCGAACTGTTTCTCCCATAAACACGTCATTGGTGTGAGAAGTCAAAGAACCTAAATCTGCCATAGTGTTAGACATTGCAGCACCTTGAGCCATGTTCGCCTCACCTGAAGGGACCGCTGAGACAGGTAACTCAGCTGATTGAGGTTCTGCCGTTTCTTCTTCGATAATTTCAGCGACGAGAGCTTCCGGTGGATTGACCAGGCTGTGAGTTAAATACCTCAAACGAGCCATGGGTCTACTAGTAGGACACGCAACCTCAAAATCAGGTCCAGCTCTCATACTAACAACAACATAACAATCATCGACTGAAGCGCTAGGATTCACCAATTCATTCATGACATACACACCAAGGACTCCGTTTCCAGCGGTGTTCAAAGACGAATTGTAAAGTAAAGGGGTATTGTCAAACATAGGTCCAATCCCTGCATAAAAGCAGTTTTCTCTATATGATGACGGTTGACCCCACCCTACAACTACTTCGAAATCTTGAGTTTCTGAAATATCGACTACAGTGTGATAGGCTAAATTATACTCCGGCGTAATCCTTGTAGGATCATTGGCGGAAACTTCAATCTCCGGGTCATACACAATGCGCAGACGTCCCTTATGAAGGGCACTACACACTATTTGAAACCGATAGATTATAGAACCACGCCAATATTGAAATGGAGTAGTAGCAAAGCAAGAAGCAGTCATGTTAATTTTAGGTATATCCAAACCTGAAGCACCATAAATCACATATTGTCCAGGATCAACGATACCGTTCCACAAAATTGTTCCAGCAGGAGTTGAGTTGCCAGATGTCCATGTAAATGTATCAATGTAACTCTCAGTTGAAGCGACATGACGTATATCCATCTCATCCTTTGACCCAAGACCAAAAGCCCTAGGATCAACAGTCAACTCCTGCTTTGGATCTAGTGTCAACTTATGTCCGTCGTCATTTCCTCCAGAAACTGCCATGTCGTTTGTAGCCTTAGGAACCATAACACATCGTTCTAATTGCAAAGGTTTACTGAATCCGAACAAAGCAGCTATACCAGACGCAGCAGAAGCTGCTAAAGAAGTTGCTCGAGCATAGGGCCCTATGACAG